AGGTCAACTGTAACCAGGGTATTGCACAGGAGCTGAATGAGTTCTTTTCATTCTTTGCACCTGGGTATAAGTTTATGCCAGCGTTTAAGCGTAGGCAATGGGATGGTCGTATAAGACTGTTTAATAATCGTAACAACGGATTGTATGTTGGACTGTTACCTTATCTAAAGAGCTTTTGTGATGAGAGAGACTATGATTTAGAATTCGACTCACATCTAGAACTGCAAGAAGAGTTCTCATTTCAAGAAGCGGTCGAGTACTCTAATGAAATTAATCTTCCATTTGAACCACGTAAGTATCAACTAGAAGCATTTACACACTGTATCCGTAACAACAGATCAATGATCTTGTCACCTACTGGATCTGGTAAGTCTCTAATCATATATCTACTATCAAGGTTCTATAATGAAAAGACTTTGATTGTAGTACCAACAGTATCTCTAGTTCGTCAGATGTATAGTGACTTTAAGGACTATGGCTACAAGAAAGAGTGTAAGCTGATAAGTGCCGGAGTCGATAAAGAGTTTATTGACGAGGACATAACCATAACTACCTGGCAGTCAATTTATAAGATGCCAAAGAAATGGTTTGATCAGTTTAATGTAGTAATTGGTGACGAAGCTCATCTATTCAAAGCAAAGTCTCTCACTACCATTATGACGAGGTTAAGCGATTGCAAGTACCGGTTTGGATTTACAGGTACATTAGATGGTACAGAGACGCACAAGTTAGTGTTAGAAGGTTTGTTTGGCACGGTCAAGTCTTTCGTAAAGACCAAGCAGCTTATTGAAGGTAACACACTAGCAGACCTCAAGATTAAGATACTTGTATTGAAGTATAGTGAGCTTACAAAGAAAGCTCATAAAGAAGATAAGTTCCATGAAGAGATGGACTTTCTTACACAGAATGATAAACGTAACAACTTTATATCTAACCTAACATTATCGTTAGAAGGAAACACATTAGTCCTGTTTAGCTTTGTTGAAAAACATGGTAAAGTGCTGTATGATATGGTCAGCAATAAAGTTGCAAAGGGTCGTCAGGTATTTTTTGTATTTGGAGGAACAGATGCCGATACCAGAGAGAGTATCCGTGCCATCACGGAGAAGGAATCAAACGCAATCATCATTGCTTCTTACGGAACATTCAGTACTGGGATTAACATACGTAATCTACATAACATCGTGTTTGCTAGCCCTAGTAAGTCTCGGATTCGCAATCTACAGTCTATTGGCCGCGGGTTGAGAAAGAGTGATAGTAAAACTGTTTGCACGTTGTATGATATTGCAGACGATCTTCAATACAAGAAGAGTGTAAATCATACGTTAAGACATTTGTACGAACGTGTTAAGATTTACAACGAAGAACAGTTTGATTACAAGATGTACAAAATTAAACTAGAGAACTAACTTATGGCTAGAAAAAGAGCAAATTATATTAACAACCCTGACTTTCTACAGGCTATGATCGACTATCGCGAGAAGGTCGCCGCGGCCAAAGAATCTGGGAAGCCAAAACCTCAAGTACCTCCGTACATTGGTGAATGCTTCATGAAAATTGCGACAAGGTTATCTCACAAACCAAACTTTATCAACTACTCGTTTCGTGACGAGATGATCTGTGATGGTATCGAGAACTGCATGCAGTACATTGATAACTTCAATCCAGAAAAGTCAAAGAATCCATTTGCTTACTTTACTCAGATTATTTACTTTGCTTTCCTTCGTCGCATCGATAAAGAGAAAAAGCAGCTGTACATTAAGTTCAAAATGTCTGAACGTCTAAACATTGACGAGGCTACTAGTGATCGACAAGATCATGACAGCGACGTTAATTTCAATGACACGATCAAGAATGACGCCGATAGTCAAGAATACATCGACAACTTTATTAAGTCGTTCGAAGAAAGCCGTAAGAGTAAAAACAAGAAAGCGAAAAATGAAGAAAAAGTTTAAAGAAGCATATATGGATGTAGCTGAGAGGTTCTCAAAGCTAAGCTATGCAAAGAAGCTAAAGGTAGGAGCTATTATCGTTAAGGATAACCGTATCATAAGCATTGGATACAACGGTATGCCATCTGGTTGGGACAATGCCTGTGAGGAGTTGATCGCCAACGAACTTCGTTCTAAGAAGGAAGTACTCCATGCTGAAAGCAATGCAATAGCAAAGGTTGCCAAAAGCAATGAAAGCTGCGATAATGCGGCAATATTTTGTACACATGAGCCGTGCTTGGAGTGTGCAAAGCTAATCCTGCAAAGCGGTATCTCTGCAGTATATTATAGGAACGCATACGACTCTCTTAACTATGGGAGTGGTATTGAGTTCTTAGTTCAATCCAATATACACGTTGAGATGGTAGATGAAAATTAAAATAGGTAATTATCCAAACAGATTGATGTTCAATCTACACAGCAACTATATGAACAAGAAATATGGCTTTGTAAAATGGCCTAATGAACAGTCACGGTTTGAAAACTGTTTAGAGTGGATCGATGATCGTGTACAAGACTTTTACAACATCTTTAACCGACTATGGTTTGATGAACGTCAACAAAAGATCAAGGTACACATTGATCCTTGGGACACTTGGAGTATGGATCATACTCTTACTCCAATCATTCTTCCCATGTTGATTCAACTCAAAGAAACAAAGCACGGCGCCCCTCATGTAGATGACAAAGATGTGCCCAAAGAATTACAAAGCAAGTATGCTGTTGAACCTGGCAATCCTAAAATGGGAATCACAGACAGCAGTTGGTTTGATCGTTGGGATTGGGTGCTTGATGAAATGATTTATGCTTTTGATTGTAAAGCAAACAAAGACGATGTGTTTATGCGTTTTGATAGTACTGATCAAAAAGGTATGAAAGCAGAACAAAAACGTATATCAAATGGTTTCCGATTGTTTGGAAAGTATTATGAAGCGTTATGGGATTGAATGGGAGATGAAGAAGGATTATCTTAGTCACGCATTGGATTTGATTGCCCGTGGATACCCCGTCCCTACATCTGATCCTGATCTACTAGCAAAAATGCTAGAAGACAAAGACCAAAGTGTTATAAATAATAAAAACACTTTGGAGAATGAAGATGACAAGAAAGGAAGCAATAGAGAAGGGTGAGACACAATACCACGGCAAGCCTTGTAAGACCTGTGGTGACACACTAAAATATGTTTCTGGATACAACTGCGTTGCCTGTATCACTCAAAGAACCAAAGATCGAGACCCGGAAGTATACAAGCGATACATTAAGTCCGAAAAAGGACAGAAGTGGTTGAAGGAGTTTCGGCGTAGTGAAACGTGGCACGGGGTACAGAATCGATATCATCGTAAAAGGTACTCGTATAACCCCGAATGGTACCAATCAAGAAATCTCAAAAAGAACTATGGTATCTCATTAGAAGAATACCAGGATATGCTTAAACAACAGGATGGCGTATGTTATATCTGTAAGGAAGAGCCTGGTCAAAGAAATCTTGCTGTTGATCATAATCACGAAACAGGAGATAATCGTAAGTTGCTATGTAACAAGTGCAACACTGCTCTTGGACTATTGAATGAGGACACATATATTATGAAAAGTATGATTGATTATGTTGAGGCGCACTCATAATGCGGCTGGCTCTTTTGACCGACACTCACTTCGGTGCTCGTAATGACAGTCAGGCTTTTGCCAAACACTTTTATCAGTTCTACAACAAAGTGTTCTTTCCATACCTAGACGAACATGATATCAAGACTGTAGTTCATTTAGGTGATATAGTAGACAGACGTAAGTATATCAACTACACGTCTGCGAAGCTTCTACGCGAAGCACTAATCAAACCGTTACACAAACGTAACATTGAAGCTCACTTCCTCATTGGTAATCACGATACTTACTTCAAGAACACCAATGAGATCAACTCACTTAACGAGCTGTACTCTAACAACAGCTATCCCAACATCCACATCTATGCAAACGAGCCTGAAGCAGTAGACTTTGATGGATGTGAGATTCTTCTTACTCCTTGGATCTGCAGTGGTAACTATGAGAGGTCTATGGAGGTCATCAGTAATACGTCAGCACAAATACTATTTGGACATCTAGAGCTCAAAGGGTTCGAGATGTACAAGGGAGCGATTAACAACCATGGATTTGATAGCACTGTCTTTAGTAATTTTGATATCGTGTGTAGTGGCCATTTTCACCACAAGTCTACTGTGGGCAATATCAACTACCTTGGAGCCCCTTATCAAATTACTTGGTCTGATTACGATGACCCTCGTGGTTGGCATATTTTTGATACAGATACTCGTACCTTGGAGTTTATCCCTAATCCATTAGAGATGTTTGCTAAGATTCATTATGATGACAGCAACACGACAATGGAGCTGGTAGTAAACCAAGACTTCGATCAATACAAAGACAAGTATGTAAAAGTAATCATTCGTGAGAAGACTAACCCTTACTGGTTCGATATCTTTATCGATAAGCTAGAAAAGGCTGGTCCTCACAATGTACAAGTTGTAGAAGATCATCTACATCTTGACCTCGAGTCTGATGATGAGATTGTTAATGAGGCCGAAGATACAATGACTATACTTACAAAGTATATCGAGGCTTTAGACATTAGTACTGACAAACAACTTGTTGAGCAGACAATAAAAGACCTGTATAATGAAGCGCTTACAGTAGCGTAATACACAATATGATTCTATTCAAATATATCCGTTGGAAGAATATACTTTCAACCGGAAACAACTTTACGGAAATAAAACTCAATAAATCTAAGTCGACACTAATCGTTGGAGAGAATGGTTCTGGTAAGTCTACCATTCTCGATGCATTGTCGTGGTCTTTGTATGGCAAGGCGTTTCGCAAAGTCAACAAAGTACAGATGATTAACTCTATCAATGGTAAAGGTGCTGAAGTACAAGTAGAGTTTGCCATTGGTAAGGACAACTACCAGGTGAACCGTACTATCAAGAAGTATGGTTCGTCAATGTTTGAGATATACAAGAACGATAAGTTGGTTGATCAGTCTGCCAACTCTCGTGACTACCAAGAGCATCTAGAACGTCAGATACTCAAGATGAATCACAGATCGTTTTGTCAGATTGTAGTACTTGGCAGTGCTACGTTTATGCCGTTCATGCAACTGTCAGCTCAGCATCGAAGAGAGGTGATTGAGGATCTGCTAGATATTGAAATCTTTACTACGATGAACACTCTCCTTAAAGAGAAGGTGTCAACTAACAAAGACAGTCTACAACAGGTCGTATACAATACTGATATCCTAAACGAGAAGATCGATCTACAGAATCAATATCTAAAGACTGTCAAGGATGACAATGATAAACGTATCCAACAGCATCACGATAAGATAGAAAAGTCTCGTAATGAGATACAAGAGTATCAACAACAAATCGAACAGCTTAACACACAGGTAGCTGAGTTGAACGGCAGCATTGCTGATAAGGATAGTGTATCTAAAAAGAAGAAAAAGATCGAGCAGCTAGAAGTAAAGATAAAGAGTAAGATGTCATCTCTTGTTAAGGAGATTGAGTTCTTTGACAACCATGATAATTGTCCGACCTGTAAGCAAGATATTGATCATGAGTTTAAGTGCTCTACTATCGAAGCTAAGAACACAACGCTAGAAGATACGACTGTTGGCTTCGAACAGCTACAGAGAGAGTACTATAACATCACCGAACGTCTGGAAGAGATTAATAGCGTACAGGAGCAGGTAAACAATCTACTTACCGAGATCAACAGTAACAACTCCCATATCAATGCCATTAACCAGATGATTGGCAGCATCCAAAAAGACATTGATCAACTACAGTCAGAAGACCAAGATACTAGCGAACTTAGTGGTAAGCTAGACGAGTTGAATCAGCAGCTAGAAGCGTGTCAAACACGCAGAGAGGAACTTTCTACAGAGAAGAGTGTACTTGATATTGCTCAACTTATACTAAAGGACAGCGGTATTAAAACCAAAATTATCAAACAGTACGTACCGGTGATGAATAAGTTAATAAATAAATATCTCGCCGCTATGGACTTCTTCGTACAGTTTGAATTAGATGAGAACTTTAACGAAACTATCAAGTCGAGGTTTAGAGATGAGTTTAGTTATGCTTCCTTCTCTGAAGGAGAAAAGATGCGAATTGATCTCGCGCTTTTGTTTACTTGGCGAGCTATTGCAAAGCTACGCAATAGTGTCAGTACCAATCTTCTTATCATGGATGAAGTATTCGACAGCTCATTAGATACTACTGGTACAGAAGAGTTTATCAAGATACTTAACACTCTAGTAGACGATGCAAACATATTCATTATATCACACAAAGGCGATCAATTGTTCGATCGCTTCCACTCAGTGATTAAGTTTGAGAAAGTAAAGAACTTTAGTAGGATGGTAGCGTGAATTTAGTTAGGTCCAGTGATCCAATTCTCCAATCTGCACCCGAACGCTTTGACTTTAACAATCCACCGATGGACCCTAAACAGCTTGCCGATGATCTAAAAGAGGCAATGTTAAAGTTTAGGGGTGTAGGTCTATCTGCCAACCAAGTAGGAATACCATACCAGGTGTTTGTTGCTGGTGATCCTAATGATCCGGATAATATTATTACAGCATTCAATCCAAAAATAGTATTTCAAAGCGATCAGATTATACCTGTGGAAGAGGGCTGTCTTTCGTACCCTGGAATCTTCTTGATTGTCGAAAGGCCATCCATCATCCGTATGAGATATGCTGATCATACTGGACGAGTAGACACCTATATGTACGATGGGTTGCCAGCTCGTGTTATACAACATGAGATGGATCATATGATCGGTACTAACTTTACGGCGCGAGTTAGCAAGTTAAAGTTAGAAAGAGCCAAAACTCACAAGAAAAAGTTAGATAAAATGAGACAGAAAAACCTAGAGAGGTTAAAGAATAATGGATAAGCTACCAGAACATTTAGGTGGTGGTGAGCGTCGATGTCACAACGATAGAGGTGCTCTTAGGTTTGCAATTAAGAACTGGGACGTCAAGTCCATGTTGGACATAGGTTGTGGCCGTGCCTGTGTAGTTAAAGACGCAATTGATATACATCAACTCGATGCGCTTGGTATTGATGGTGATCCAGGTACATTGCACGGTGAGTTTAACTTCGAGCGGCCAGACGTACCTTTTTTGTTACACGACTACGCTGAAGGACCAGCGCCTTTAGAAGATCGTGAGTTTGATCTTTGCTGGACAGTTGAGTTCCTTGAGCATGTAGATGAAAAATATATGGGTAACTGGATGGAAGATGTCCGGCGTTGCAAGTACGTGATTTGTACACACGCAGAGCCAGGTGATGGTGGTCGTCATCATGTCAACGAACAGTACATGGATTATTGGGTCAACAAGTTTGATCAATTTGGCTTTGATTTTAATGTTGATCTCACTAACGAATTGAGGGAAGCTAGCACGATGACTAAAAGGTTCATGCGTGAAAACGGTCTCGTGTTCACAAGGAGAGGATAATGCCAGAAGGTAAGGATCCAAGAGATTCCCATTTTGTTATCAGTCTAATAAAGAGCACCGTGCGATTGCTAGGGTGCTTTCTCGGTATTGCGTTTCAAAGCATTACGGTTTTCGCCTTCTTATTCTTGATTGCTGAGTTACTTGGCATTTACGAGGAACTGTGATGCAAACATACAAGTATAGTGAGACGTTCTTTTCACCACAGGGTGAAGGAAACTATACAGGTCACTCTACTCTGTGGATAAGGTTCTTCTTATGTAATCTGCAGTGCAATGGCTTTGGTCAAGATAATCCTACTGACCCAGATAGCTGGGAGCTGCCATACGAGAAGTTGGATATCAAGGACATTACACGTGTAGAGGATCTTCCAGTATTTGATAAGGGATGTGATAGCTCGTATACGTGGGCTAAGAAGTATCGCCATTTGATGCACGATAAGAGTGCATCTGATATATGTGATGAATTGGAAGCATTGTTACCTCATGGTAAGTTTAAGAATCCAGAGACCGGTCAAGAAGTACACATGGCATTTACTGGTGGTGAGCCAATGCTCAAGCCTAGCCAGAAAGCTATTATTGATATCATGGATGAGTTTGATAGGAGAGAAAATCGTCCTAACTTTGTTACAGTAGAAACGAATGGTACTACTCCTCTCACCTCTGACATGAAAAAGTTCATATATGATTATGGTTACTATGGTGGCGAATGGTTTTGGTCTATATCACCCAAGTTGTGGTCCACTGCAGGTGAGAAGCCAAAGAAGGCTATTAGGCCAGATGTAGTGAGAGATTACTGTGCCCATTCTAACAAGGGTCAGTTAAAGTACGTAGTAAACGGATGCGAAGAGTCTTGGCAAGAGGTAAAGATCAATACTTTAAGTTATCGCGAAGCCGGAGCTACATTTCCAGTTTGGATTATGAGCTCAGGTGCTCGTAAAGAAGAGCTGGTTGAAGAGGTAGAGGAAGGTGTAACGCACGAAGCCAAGATTGCTGTTGAAGCGTTGCAACGAGGTTATAATTATTCAACACGAGCACATTGTCATGTGTTCGGTAATGTCATAGGAACGTAACATGCAACCAGTAACGTATAAGTACGTCTCTACAAAAGAGTACGTCGACGAGTTTCCTGTAGCATACAGGCAGTGGAGAGCCGATAGCCACTGTAACCTAATCCACGGCTATTCTTTTTCTATGAAGTTTCACTTTGGTACTAACGATCTCGATGCTCGTAACTGGGCTGCTGACTATGGTGGCCTCAAAGAGCTGAAGGCAGTACTAAAGGATCAGTTTGATCACACCCTACTCGTAGCAGAAGATGATCCAGAACTTGAGACATACAAGGTACTACAAGAGAAGAAGATGGCACGTCTGACTATCCTGCCAAAGCTAGGATGTGAGGGACTTGCTGATCAGCTGTACCGTTTTGTTAATGGTGTCTATATTCCAGATTACTGGGGTCCTGCAGAAGCAGAGCGACTGTGGTGCTTCCGAGTAGAGGTACGTGAGACCCAATCTAATATGGCTTTCCGTGAAGGTCATCGCGAGTGGGGTGAAGAGCTTATATGAGTTTAAAAGTTGGGCCAGACATTGAAGAAATGTGGTGGACCGAATATCATATCATGGTTCATAACATAGCTAAACAAGTCAAACAAAATTTGAAAGTGCAACAAATAGTTGCGCTTGGCCGCGGCGGGTTTGTACCAGGAGCTCATCTTTCAAATCTACTGGATGTTCCTCTGGTACCGTTAATGTGGCAGACCCGCGACGGTGAAGCTCAAGAAAAGATCACCACTGATTTGAATACGTTAATCGTGGATGATATCAATGATTCCGGTAAAACACTTAGACAAGTTATCGACTACAATACATGGAACGGTGGTTTGTGGACCGCTGTGTTAGTTAATAAGACATGGAGTTCGTTTACTGATGTTGATTATATTGGAATGACCAGCGATAATAGCAATTGGATATCGTTCCCATGGGAACGATGATCATAAATAACCAAGCAACAAGGTTTTCCGAGGGTTGCGCTTGCAATGAGCTTTTCCTCGGCCCAGGCCTGACCGTCCTCGCCTCTTACGGTCGTTAAGCTCAACTTAAAGAGGATATTTAAATGTCGAAAAGCAATCCAGAACTAGGCCGCAAGGTAAACAAGTATCTTGATACTCTAGGTATCAATACGCCTATAACACCTCTTGTGAAGGAAGACCGTGAGGTAAAGTTACTCAAAGTAGCTGAACTCACAAAAGAAATGTTAGAGGTCCTTGGTCTTGATTTAACTGATGACTCATTGGAAGAGACACCTATGCGTGTTGCAAAGATGTATGTTGACGAGATCTTTTCGGGTCTTCGTTACGACACTTTTCCAAAGTGCACTACAGTTGAAAACAAGTTTTGTCATGGTGAGGAGTTTGTCCTAGAAAAGAATATAACAATGTATTCCGATTGTGAGCACCACCTCCGTCCAATTATTGGTAAAGCACACATCGCCTACATTCCAGGCGAGAAAGTTCTTGGTCTGTCTAAACTTAATCGCATCACACAGTACTTTGCTCAGCGTCCACAAGTACAAGAACGTCTAACTCAACAAATTGCCTACGCGATCGCTCATATTACAGAAAGTGAAGATGTAATGGTAGTTGTTGACGCAGGACATACTTGTGTATCGCAACGTGGTATTAAAGACACAAACAGTACTACTGTAACTGCTTGTTGTCTTGGTAAGTTTGGTGTTAACAGTAGCGAGCTTCGTAAAGAGGTAATGAATAACATTAACCGTGGATAACATTCGTGAAGTTCTTGGTGATGAAACTATAGCCAAGATATTTTATAATCGTCATATTAATAAAAAGTTACTTGTCGATGTGCCAGATGGTGTCTATGACCATGTTTCGAAACAAGGTCTTGGGTGGCGCATGGTTTACATCGACAAGTACCTAGTTTATATTATTGCTAGTAGTTGGATAAAAAAAGGTGGACCTTCTTATCTACCTAGCGTAATATCCACTCCTGCATTTGGAACATTCCCGGACATATCATGAAGAAGTACATTTGGGTTACCTATCAGAAAGAAGGTATACACCGTTATCCCGACGCACCTAAAGGTGTAGAGTTTCTCAGAAATCCTCATCGTCATATGTTTCACTTCAAGGTTCAAATTGAAGTATTCCATGACGATAGAGATATTGAGTTTATTCTGTTTAAGAGAGAGCTGGAGGGACTGTACACCGATGGCATCCTCCAGCTAGATTACAGATCATGTGAGATGATGGCAGACGACTTGGCTGATTATATCAAAGTCAACTACTCCGGCCGTCATCTTATTATTACTGTCAGTGAAGACGGGGAGAATGGAGCGACTTGTTATTATGATTGATTTTTGTCATATTGCACCAACACCACACCTTGATCTAGTCAGAGATCGTAAGACTCATCTACTACTTGCTCATCTTGTTGAAGATGATCCAGACTATGTTAAGTTCTACGTTGATCTCAAGAAGAACAACCGTGGCCTGACTTACATCCTGGATAACAGTGCATTCGAGATGTACAAGCAAGGTCGTCAAATGTACCCATCTAACAAACTAATTGAGATGGGTGAGAAGATCGATGCGGACTACATTGTAATGTCGGACTATCCTGGTGAGTCAGGCCAGCGTACAATTAGTGCAGCTTGCTTCATGGCACCTCAGTTACGAGAAGCTGGGTTTGGTACTTTCTTTGTACCACAGTCTGAGATCGGTAACATTCGAGATTACCTTGAGACCTGTTTGTGGGCATCAAGGATTCATCATGTAGACTATATTGGTATTTCTATCCTTGGCGTACCTAATGCTTATGGAGTAGAGAAGGACAATAAACTACAGCGATTTGTTAGCCGGTGGAAAGTACTGACAAAGCTAACGCGTATGGGCTTCTTTGGTAACGTAGTAATGAATAAAAAGAAGATCCATATGCTTGGCATGGTTGATGGACCGAATGAGATTGATCTAGTCAAGCACTTCCCAATCGATACTTGGGATAGCAGTGCTGGTGTGTGGACTGGTCTCAACGGTATACGTTTTGATGGATCACCTACTGGTCTTATTGATGGAAAGTTTGAGAAAGAAGTTGACTTTAACTTCCATACAGATGATACTAGCCTGGTGAATACAGCACTTGATAATATGGCATACATTGATAGGCTTTGTTCTAATGAGTGAGAAGTTTAGATTTAATGAAGATTCAATTCTAGCCGAGGCATTGACGTATCTTGAGTCTACTTACGCTGGCCACTATGTTGGTGAGCTAGCTGGTAGAGAGCAGAATAATATTCAGACGATTGATGTATGGCAGACTCTTGGGTCTGTCGACACCACGTGTCGGGATACTGCTATCAAGTACTTAATGCGGTACGGTAAGAAGGAAGGGTACAATAAGAAGGACTTGCTAAAGGCAATCCACTATATTGTTTTGTTATGGTACTTTACACAGGAAACAAGTGATGATGATTCATCTAGCGTCACCAACCTCGAACTCATCTCTAAGTGAGTTTGATGACGATCAAGTACAACCGAATGCTATCGACTTACGAGTAGATAAGATATTCCGATCTTACAGTCAAGTGTTCTTGATTAGTGAGAAAGAGAAACAGCACCGTGAGTCGAAAGAGATCAAGCCTGTTGATGGGTGGTGGCGTCTTGATCCAGGTAGCTACGAAATCATTATGCAGGGCATTGTGTCCATTGGTGAGGACGAAGCTGGCTGGGTAATCACAAGATCCAGTCTCAACCGTAACGGATGTTTCATTACATCTGGTCTTTACGATTCTGGGTACGAAGGTGTAATGGCAGGTGTCCTTCATATCAATAATGGTCCTATCATGATTAAGCATGGTACTCGTGTAGGACAGTTCTTATTATTTAAAGCTGAAGCACTGAACCAATATGATGGTGATTACGGTGTTGGCAAGCAGCACGATCAAAAGTATGGAGAAATTTAATGGAAGTACAGGTTGATATTCAAGAGCTACGTAAACGTAAGCTAATGGTTTGCACACCGATGTATGGAGGTATGTGTGCTGGAACTTACACCAAGTCCTCTACTGACCTAGCTACAGTTGCTGCAAAGTACGGTGTAGAATTAACCTTTTTTTATTTGTTTAATGAATCGTTGATTACCCGAGCTCGTAATTATTGTGTTGATACATTTATGCGCTCTGATTGTACACATATGATCTTTCTCGATAGTGATATCGGATTCGATCCCAACGATGTATTAGCTATGCTTGCTTTACAAGGTGAGGATACCGAGTATGATATTCTTTGTGCTCCATACCCTAAAAAGACTATTGCTTGGGAAAAAATCAAAGACGCTGTCGATCGTGGATTTGCAGATGAGAACCCCAACGAGCTAGAAAACTTTGTTGGTGACTTTGTGTTCAACCCTGCAGCAGGCACTGGCCAGTTTAGTTTGTTAGAGCCAGTAGAAGTGTTAGAGGGTGGGACTGGGTTTATGATGATACAACGTAGAGCTTTTGAGAAGTTTGAAGAATCATATCCACAACAGAAATATTTACCGGACCATGTTCGAACACAACATTTTGATGGATCACGGGAAATAATGGCATACTTTGATTGTGTGATTTGTCCGGAAACTAAGCGATACTTATCCGAAGACTATATGTTTTGTCAATGGGCACGTAAGGTTGGGGTTAAGGTGTGGTTATGTCCTTGGATGAAGACCACGCACATGGGTACCAACTTCTTCGGTGGTACGCTTATGCATCTAGCTCAGATAGGTGCAGCTGCAACAGCTGATGTCGATAAAGTCAAGAAGGTTAAGCGATGAAACTAACGCAACGTACTTTTCAAGTACTGAAGAACTTCTCTACTATCAACCCAACCCTTTGCGTATCAAAGGGTAACATAATTCGAACCGTGTCTCAGAATAAGACGGTACTTGCTCGAGCTGCTGTTCAAGAAGAGTTTCCACGAGAGTTTGCTATATACGATCTCAGTGAGTTTCTTGGTGTTGTTAGTTTGTTTGATGAGCCAGACTTTGACTTTGATACGTACTACGTTTCTATTAGCGATGATAACAAAGCCAGTAGTCAGTACTTCTATGCTGATAAGTCGATGGTTACAGTACCACCTGACAAAGCAGTTACCTTACCAGATGAACCAATCAAGTTTGATCTTGGTGATAAAGTATTGAAGCACTTGCTACAAGCAGCATCTGTAATGGGTCTGCCTGAGCTTATCATTCAGGGTGATGGTGAAACAATCAAGGTGCTTGCAACTAATACTAAGAACACAACTGCTCATCAGTTTTCTTATGAGGTTGGTAAGACCAGTGAGCAGTTCAAGGTTGTGTTCAAAGTAGAGAATCTCAAACTGATTGCTGGAACATATAACGTGACTATCTCTACACAGAGGTTGGCACAGTTTACATTAACAGATGGATCTTTGACATACTGGATTGCTATGGAAGGTTCATCTTACTTTGGAGGACAATAGCGTTGGCTAAGAAAGTTGGATCTTCTCTTCAATTTGGTAGCTTAAACAGGGACGGTAATTGCAAGCGTACCAGTATGGGCAGAGGTAAGGTGAAGACGAGTTCTATGAATAAGTCTCGTAAACGAGGCTTTAAGAAGTATAGAGGACAGGGATAGGAGGAAGCTATGGGAGCGTTAGCATTGTGGTTTTTGCTGCTGACCGTTGGTGCATGTGGTGTCGCACTGTTCAGCCTCAAAAGCTAATTGATTTTTTATATTATGAGTTATTGTGATGTCAAAAGATTTCTTGTGGGTCGAAAAATTCAGACCTAAAACTATCAGTGATACAATTCTACCTGACGAGCTGAAGGAGACCTTCCAACAGTTCGTAGATCAAGATAACATTCCTAACCTTTTGTTATCTGGTGGTCCTGGTATTGGTAAGACTACTATTGCTCGTGCTATGTGCGAGCAACTTAACGTCGACTACATTGTGATCAATGGATCGATGAATGGTAACATTGATACTCTTCGCACAGAGATCAAAGACTTTGCATCGACTATCTCTTTTACAGGTAGTCGTAAGTATGTCATCCTTGATGAGGCTGACTATCTGAACCCACAGTCTACTCAACCCGCTCTTCGTAACTTCATGGAAGAGTATAGTAGGAATTGTGGGTTCATTCTCACGTGCAACTTCAAGAACCGTATTATCGATCCTCTACACTCTCGATGTAGCGTGATTGACTTTAAGATAAACGGTAAAGACAAAGCCTCTATGGCTAGCCAGCTGTTTAAGCGTGTCAAAGCGATTCTAAGCGATGAAAACGTCAAATACGATCAGAAGGCCGTGGCTGAGCTTATCACCTTATACTTCCCGGATTTTAGGCGTGTAATCAACGAACTGCAAAGGTACAGTGCTACCGGTAGTATTGATAGCGGTATACTTGCTAATTACAGCAGCAACATACAAGACCTAGTTAGTATCCTAAAGAGTAAGAAGTTTGTTGATATGCGTAAGTGGATTGCAGATCATAAGGATATGGATACTGCTCAACTGTATCGCGAGCTGTATGACAATGCTTCGCAGTATGTCAAACCTCAAAGCATTCCACAGCTTGTTGTCACTCTAGCTGACTACCAATATAAAGCTGCGTTTGTAGCTGATCATGAGATCAACAACGTAGCTTGTATGACCGAGCTAATGATGGAAGTTGACTGGGCATGAATCCTTTTGACTACTTAAACGCTATCAACGATACAAAACAAAACGTAATCGAAGATAGCGATAACCCAGAACTAGCTGAGAAGCTATATCCACCTTATCTTGTTAACAGGGGACTGTCGTTCTTTATCGACACGGTATATCTTGCTAACGAGATGAACCGTCACCACCACTTAGAAAATAAGATGCAATTTGACTTTCTTATAAATATCGTAAGAAAGAAAAAGCGTTTTAGCAAGTGGTTTAAAGCGCAACCTGATGAAGAAG